TTGTCTTTTTGATTGTCTTTTTGATTGTCTTTTTGATTGTCTTTTTGATTGTCTTTTTGATTGTCTTTTTGATTGTCTTTTTGATTGTCTTTTTGATTGTCTTTTTGATTGTCTTTTTGATTGTCTTATTATATTAGTTTTAATTTGAATTATATATTAAAAACTAAAATATATATTTAAAATAAATGAGTAGCATTCCTTGGGTTGAATTTTACCGTCCTTCAAAGTTTGATGATGTTGTTCTAGATCCGTTAAACAAGATTATTATGAAAAATATTATAGAAACCTCCTATTTCCCGCATTTGTTACTCTATGGACCTCCAGGCACAGGAAAAACTTCAAGTGTAATGATTTTAATCAATGAATATCACAAGAAGCATAATCAGCGAACTAGTGAATTGACAATTACATTGAATGCATCCAATGACAGAGGAGTTGATATAATTCGTAATCAAATAAGTCAGTTTGTAAACTCTAAAACATTATTTGAAAAAGGAATGAAATTCGTAATATTGGATGAGGTTGATTATATGACCAAGAATGCTCAACAAGCACTGCATTATTTAATTCAAAGTTACTCAAGCACAGTGCGGTTTTGTTTAATTTGCAATTATATAAGTAGAATTGATGAAGGATTACAGAATGAATTTTTGCGACTACGTTTTAATCAACTTCCAAAAAACGAAATTATTCAGTTTTTAAAACATATTTCAGATAATGAGGGACTGAATATGACGGAAAAATCATTGAATCTAATTCAAAATTTGTATGGTTCTGATATGCGAAGTATGATAAACTTCATGCAATCAAATCAAAATATTATTGACAGTAAGTTCAACATCATTGACGTGAACGTTTGGGAGACAATATATAATAAATTTATCACAAAAGCTTCTATTAAAGAACTAGATGCGCATATTCAAGAAATTAGCATTAATTATAACATTGATAAAAAAAATATAATTAAGGACTTTTTAAATTATATTATTCGTAATAAGCCACATGTCATTACAAGTGACTATTTAAGATTTATAGAGAATATAATGCATTATCAAGATTGCAAGAATTCTTATTATATTAATTACTCGTTGTCGCGCTTATCATCCTTTGTTTCTAAAGACTCATAGAGACTCATTCGTTTATGCAACTTAATCATAAATTCATTTGGTGGGGAACTCTTTGAAGGGTCAAAAAAGTTTTGTTTTAAGCCATATGAGACGTCTTTGTAGTTAAAATTTGATGTAGATAAGTTTTTGGGAATTTGAATAATATTACTCCTTTCATGGATGATGCGCACTTTACAACCAAGCATTTTTATTCTATAAGATTAGAAAATAAATTTGAAATAGATTAATTTAAAGAATATAAAGCCAGTAGTGCAAGTATTCTTATGGCTAAAACAATAGCAATGACTATAGACGATGAATGGAAAAACTTTATATCACCCGATTATGATGAGGGATTATCGGACGATATTGACGGCGACAATGAAATAATTTCCAATTTAGATTTGGAACTTTCTAAGGCGCCTAAAGCATCTGATATTTATATATCAACAAAGTCAAAAATTGCTTATTTAAATAAGGAAATCAATTTAAAGGAAGTTTTTTGGAACGTTCCTGTGATTGCTTATGCGAAACCTTTGAATGGTGTCATAAAAAAGCAAATGAAATTTAATTCGCTCTATCAAGAAGAATTAGATATTATTGCAGAGAATCTAAAGAAAGAAACTTATTATGAGGAGCAAATCATTACAAGTATAAATAATCCTAATGGGCGAATAAAATTCAAGGATATTAGAAAGGTAAGTATTGGAATCTCCAAGAAGGACATAATGAGTTACCGTTGTAAGAAGAAGAGCGCATTTTATAATTGTTTTGTTATGATTATGCGTATAAAAATTAAAGACGCATTTAAAGAATTTCATATTAAAGTGTTCAACACTGGAAAATTGGAGATTCCTGGAATTCAAACGGACGAAATATTTGAAGAGGTATTAAAGAACATTATTCAAAATCTTCAACCACATGTGAAAGATAAGCTTGAATACCTGCAAACAAGTGATACAGTTCTTATTAATTCAAATTTTAATTGTGGATTCTATATAAATCGTGAGGTCTTGTTTGATATTCTAAAGTTTAAATATAACATTCACTGCATTTACGACCCTTGTTCGTATCCTGGAATTCAATGCAAATTCTATTTCAATCCTGAACTTACAGTCCAAACTGGTAGTCAAATTTCACAAGAGGACAAGGATAATAAAAAGTACAAGAAGATTGTTGAGGTTAGTTTTATGATTTTCCGTACAGGAAGCATACTTATTGTTGGTATGTGTAACGATGACATTTTATTTGAAATTTACGAATTTTTGAAACTTCTATTATGCACAGAATTTCATAAGATTAATCAGAAGTTAATTACTTCTGAAAATAAAATTTCAAAGGACAAGAAGAAAAAGGTTCGTCGCAAGATTATTCAGATTAATGTTGAAGTTTAACCACATTTAATAACATGTGAAGCAAAATTACCGTATACAAATTGGTCTTCACAAGTTATGATAAAATGTAAAGTTTATATACATTTTTATAATATATTATTATTTATTAGAAAGTTTTTTTACGTATAGCGCCAAATAACCGCCTATCAATGCTTCTATTAAAGTAATAAACCAATAATAAATATCGCTTTGAGTCCATTGATATCCTATGTCAAAATCGCCAAAAACAACTTTGCTTACTAATGACCCTAATATAACAGCCATTAATAAGTGTGGAATATTGGATAATTTATTTGGTAAAAGAGCACCAATGTATCCGGCAATAATTGTTACAATTACTTGCGTATAGTTTTGTTTATTTTGCGACAAAAACATTTACATTATAGATTTATTTTATTTTATTATTTTCTGGTTATTTTCTGGTTATTTTCTGGTTATTTTCTGGTTATTTTTGTTAATTATGGTGCTAATATCCATTTTATAAATTTCTCTGGTAATTCGTCCAACCTTGATTCGCAATTTGGGTCAGAAAATTTTTCACCAATCTTTGCATCAGTAATTTTGTTTGCAGACTCGGGTTTAATTTTTGAATATTTTTGTATAAATAGGTCAACAAGTTCATAATATTTGCTTACACTGATATTTTTACTCATTAAACTAACAAAATTTTCTATTGTTTTATATTCCTGGATAGTAAACTTGTATTTTAACAATTTATTACAAATACTTTCCATTTGTTTTACTAAATTGTTAACAATTGCATTTTTTTCGTTTATATTCATTTCTCTTAAAGTAAAATAAATTAAGTTCTTAAAAATGCAAATATTCACATTAATTATGTCAAGTTTTTCAAGCGCGTCCTTTGTTGGCTCTGTTAGATTTTTGCGATAATCATTTGAAATCTCAAATATAGTTTTTTTATATACAAACATTGCTGCATCTCGCGAGCTCAAATTCAAAAAAGTATGTTGGTCCTCTGATATTTGACCAATAAACTCCACGTAAAAATAAAATGACCTTTGTCCGTGATAATAAGCCATGTCAACATTTCTACAATAGTATAGTATTAAAGTAAAAACGTGGGTTATTGTTTCTATTCCTCGCTCAATAATAAATTTGCTATACGAAGAGTTTTTAATTCCAATATTATCAACAATAAAATTTAGATATTCTGAGAGAAGAGTGTTGTATTTATTTACAATGTCCCCTATCGTATTAATTAACTCGGTTCTATAATTGTTAGAATCATTTAAAGAATACTGGTTATTATTATTTAAATTTATAACAGAGTTCATTTTATATTTTATTTTAATATTAAATTTAAATACTTTTATCTTATAAGTATTTAAAGACTTTTAAAACTTCTTTAATATAAATATGTCTGTAGAACAACCAAAAACTGAAGTATCTAATTATAGATTACCCAGTGACATTACTTTAAGGCATGCCGCAAAATTGTCTATCGTTGAAGATAAGCCAATTATGATGGATTATTGGTCCGTCTCCCTTGATAAGAAGGCACTTGTTGGTGTCAAGGAAACTGGCGAAAAGTTGTTGGTAAAGAGCGAAGATGAATACACATCTCCTATTGCCAAGTTTTACAAAAGTGGAACGGAGTTTATAATTATTACTGAAAACTCTATTTACTTGGTGTCTTCTGACATCCCCACTAGGAAGATTTCCTAATCCACTTTTAGAAAAAGTGGATCAAAATGGAGCAAAATAGAGCAAAAAAATTGAAATGAAATATTTTAAAGGCAAATATTTCATTATAACAAAATGACAGAACTTGAAACAACTATCATAAAATTAAATGAAACAACTGTTCATGTAATAGAAGATTTTAGTTTTGGCAATCTTCCAAAATCAGCGATTATAGAAATTTATAAAGACGGTAGAGCATTTTCGCATTTTATTGAACCATGGCTAGCAGAAAATTATGCTTTAAATCATGTAAAGGGTTGCAAAAAATATGATCATACAGACCTTAACAATGCAAATGTAAAGTATGACCAAAAAACATTTACGGCGCGCGGATGCAAGTTTATGCCATCAAATATGATTGGCGAAGGGAGGTCATTTAATAAGGAAGTATTTGAAGAGAAAGCAAAGGAATTAATATACATTATTGTCAGCAACGTTAATTTCCCTGAAATAAAAATTAAATTTGTAAAAGGTATTGACCTTATAGTTGATTATCCAACTGGCGCAATTCCATCAAAGGACTTTGTTAAATTCTTTAATTAACTCCTGTTTTGATATAGACCTTGGTCCAACGGTATTATTAAAATCGTATGTTATTGTTGACAATTTTTTTATGTTTTCATCCACACTCGCATTGTTGTTTGTGAATTTTATAAAATAATGCGCTTGAATTCCCTTGTCTGTAGTGTTTTTATCAACTGTTCCTGCCTTACCACCAACGCGTATAAATGAAATGTCTGGTGATTCATCCTTTTTAACAAACTTAAAATGAATGGGTTCCAATTTCTCAATGATTTCTCTATTATGCGTCTTTTTTTCCCATATTTGAAATATACACGGAACGTTGTGCTCTGAACCATTCACTAAAAACGATTTATTGGGCAAGTCAGCTTCATAAATTAGATGAAAATTTAATGGGAACGTCTTTTTTAAACTATCTTTTTTGAAGCTTTTCGGTAATATAAATGATATACTACTGCAAAACTCACACGATTTCTTAATAAATTTAATAGCCAATGACGATTGGCGTCCAAATGGGGGATTGCCTAAAATGTGGATGCGTTCAAATTTGTTTTTAACGTCGGTGTAGTTGAATTGCAAATAATCTTGCTTTACAATTTCTTCGTTTTCCGGCTCCAAATCATAAAACGCATGATTGTTGGTTAATCCTTTAATAGCTGAAATAAAAGAACCATTTCCAGCGCTTGGTTCTATTATTAGTTCGCTTGAATTTATTTGAATGTATTTTTTAACAAGCTCAACGCATGAGTCAACTACAGTGTTCTTTGTATAGTATTTGTCAATGGTGTTACGATTTACTCCTTTGGTTTGTTTGGTCTTTTTTGTTTGTTCTATTTCCATGTATGTTGTTATCTTCTCGTTATTTGCGTCTTTATTTAAATCAATTTTATTATTTAAATAAACCATTTTTGTTTTTGTTGTTATATTATGTTATTAATTTTTTATGTTGTTTTTAAGGACTGTTATCCAATATGAATTCTGAATCTGTGGTGTTTCCGGTTTTTGGCTTTTGGGTTCCTAATGCCTTTGTAACCAAATGAAACATACTGACTGCATAACCTATTAGAATAATTAAAAATGCAAAGATATCGCTGTTTGTAATCTTCTTCTTCAAATAAAATCTATTTATAATTAATAAGTAAGTAAACTGCAGAACAATGAGTAGAAACGTGTCTTGTGTTGGACTTGCAATGTCATGTGTGTGACCAATATCTATCGCAAATGTAGTGAACAACCAATTTGACCACGCAAAAGGTATCGCCATTGAAAATGCTTGCCAATAAGTAAGATTTGTATACGGGAGCGTCACATATTGTCCCCACATGCTAAGAGCTTGACCTATTGCAAACAATATATAGTATAAAACATAATATACATTTTTAGAATAAAATTTCATCTTTGTTAAAATATACTGATATAATTTAATTTTATCATTTTATATAAATGGTCTCTGTTTATAAAGTATTAATGTGGGTGCTTCTTAATATATTAGTTGTGATAACTGTTATGTTGGCAATGTTTTTACAGACCACATTTAAAGGAGAGGATGCAACTATTTATAATAAATTGATAACATCCGAATTTTGGGCCACTGCTGAATGGCTATTTGTTGTTCCCATGCAACGTCTTGGTTACACATTCTTAAACCCTGCTCAAATGGCATTGTCTTCTTATGTTTTTCAGTTTTTAGGACAACTATTTAGTAATCAGTTTTGGTTAAATATTGTTACAACAATTGACGATTATGTCGGAATGATATTAATTTTATTTGGAATGGCTGTATCTAAATTTGTATTACTTGGGTAAGCAAAGTTCCTTTTATTTTTATTATCGCAATAATATATATAAAATGCCAAACGGAAGTTTCTGGGTAGGAAAAGGTGGATTTAATTATAAGAAAAGTAATGGCGCCGGTGCTAGACGCAACTTTGCTCTCGGATTAATTACGAATCAACCTGCTGATGTAAATAACACATACGTCGCTGGTGCTGGCGTGGGCGCATCTAGCATCGCCACAAGACGCGCTAAAATGCTTCACGCAACAAGTTGCAGTGCGCAATATCCTTGCAACAGGTCTTTCTCTCGTCTTGGTTTGCAAATGAGTGGAGGTTCCAATGATTATGCTTTAAATTGGTATGTGAAAAATATATAAAATTTATATTATTACAATTATTATTAATAATATTTATATTTCGTAGCAGTTAAAATAGAACATTTTTCTTCTATATCTGTTAGACACGTTCCAGTGCCTTCAACACCTACCTTTTTTACATCAAAATATTTTATATTTTCTATATTTAACTGTATGTATTTATGTTTACCTACACCTAAAAACAACATTAGCTTTTTATTTTTCTTAAATTTAGTAACTCTATGTGATGCAATTATACCATTAAAATAATAAATATCACCCTCCCGCCGATAATAACATCCTGGAAAGAATTCGTCGGTTTTCATAATCCAATATCCATATTTCTGTAATTGTTCAATTTGACTACAGGTTTCTATTTTTTTACGACGATTTAAAGCATAAATTGACACATCATCTCTTCTCAAAAGTTCTTTAGAATAATCAACTCCAGCGAGTCTAGCCTCATAAAAATGAACCCATTTTCTATATAAAGATTGACAATTGTTCAATGTGGCTTTCCAAAATTCATAAGGATAATGCGCTTTCATATAGGCTAATTTCCATATCAATTGCGCATATGAAAATGCATGGGATTTACAAAATCCATATTGTGCCAGATTTGACAATTTTTTCATAATTTCCTTTTGCTTTTCCCTTGGATAATTATGTATTTTTGATTTGAATTCCTCAATTCCTTCTTTATCACGTTTCGCAAAAGCTCTACGATATTTATCTGCAATTTCATCATCAACTCTTAGAGTTTTACTTATAATATCAATTGCATCGTCGTCAAATATAATATGGTTATTAAAATCAACGGTATCTATACATTGTCGTGCATCCATAGCCGCAGGTCTGATAATAGATAAACATACCGCTAATCCATAGAGATCATTGGGTTTAACTTGCATAAACGCTTTTCGCATAAGTGGAGATTCGCCAAGAATAATACCAATATTATCGCCACTTTGTAACATTGCGAATGTTTTTTCATCATATTTAAATTCTTCAAATTCTATTTCACGATACCTATACGTCTCATAACACTGACTTAATGCTCTGCTAGATAAAATATCAATTTTAAAATTTTGCTCTTTGGATATATCATATTTACTCATAGTTATTTGTTTTAGTGCACCATTATTTATTTGTTTGTCTGAATGTAGTAAGTGTTCGGTAGGAATACCTTCAGGATAATATACAATTCCACCACAGTGTAGGGAATAACAGCGAAATGTGTTTTCAATATTTTTCTTTTCTTTCATAATGAATTGCTTCGTTTCTTTGGATAGTTTGTTTAATTCACTTTGTATTTCATGTTTTCCAATAAATTTGTGAATTCCTGCGTTACGTATAGCTTGACGAACTGCAGATTTGTCGTGATAGTAGACATGATTACTAATACGGGCAACTTTTCCTGGCCATGTCAATCCTATTTTTAAGAAGACCTCATCTCGTAGATTATGTGGAAAGTCCAAGTCAATATCGGGAAGATTATTCCTTTGATCTGTTAAGAATCTAGCAAATTTAATATTATTTTTTACGGGATCAATATGACTTATACCTAACAAATAACAAACAAGGGATGAACCACAAGAACCACGGGTAACATGTGGAATATTTTTCGTAAGATGTAATATTTGCATTGCTTGCATTAAATGGCATATTAGATTTTTCCGAGATAACATATCTAACTCATAGTTGACACGTTTCAAGTAAACCAAATTGTTAGGTAATTTGCGTTGGAATAGTTTTTTTAATTCTTCTATGGTAGGTAGAACTTGAAATCGTTCCATCTCTTTGCTTTCCTTCGTGATTTTATTAATATATTGTATCATAAATAGTTGATTAATTTTTACGAGTTTATTGTTATGAACATGAACTTTGTATTCATAGGACCAAGGAAATACATCGGGAGGTAAGTTTAAATATTGATTCAGATGATTACAGATTACTAATGAACTTTTTGCACGAACATCAATTACTAATCCGAATTTCTTTTTATTTAATTTATCAATACGCAAAACTCTGCCAATACATTGAAGAAATACTTTTGGACAACGGTTTTCAACTTTGTCTAGAAAGACACAACAATCTAGGTTTTTTATGTCCGAACCCTCCCTATGTTTTGCTGCGCAAAATAGAATAGCATTCTCTTCTAATTCAACAAAATCTTCATAGGTTTTATATTCACTATTAGATTTACAAGTGTCAATGCAAATTATAAAGTTATCAAAATGATTAGACCACAACTTTGCCATTTTTTCACACAAGTCTATCATACCGCACCATACAATAATTTTCTTGTAAGGTAATTCTGATATTTCTATTTCTTTTTTTACAAGACACACAATTTCGTCGTAATCAATAATATCATCACTAGAAAACCATTTAATTTTGGGAGGAACAACGACACCATCTAGAAATGCATCATAGATAGAATAAGAGGAAATAATATTTTTATAAGGTTCATAAATTTGATTAGGTGTTGCTGAGAAACCAATACATTTTGGTGGATTGGGTTGTTGAAGCATAAACTCATAAAACTGTCGCGTAGTTTTGTTAACTATTGAATGACACTCATCGTGAATTACAAGTTCAAAATTTATTTTAATATTTTTATATTTATCATTAGAAGTTAAAAATGCGCGGTTAATAATAAGAAGGACTGGCTTATTCCAAAATATACCACTATTTACACTATTGTACCATTTGCTTATTTTTAATTCTGAATAATTCAAAACGTTATACTTTTTAAATATATGGTCAAACTGCCGTTCTTTAAGATTTTTCCGATTAAACTGTTCAATCAATATAGACTTCTTTTCACATATCCACATTACGTTTGCCTTTGGATATTTATCATAAAATCTTAAAATAATATGCATTGCAATCCATGATTTACCTGTACCTGTAGCATGATAATGAATGCCTGAATTAAAATCTTGGTTTACGGTTTCTTCTATTGCTCGTATTTGATTTGGTCGCAATTGATTCATTCTAGTTACTCTTCTTAATTTTTGATTTATTGTATCAATTTTTTTTATTTTAAAAAAATTGATGAAAATCAAGTTTAATTTGAGTTAAAATTACCGTTAAACGTTGACGGTGTTTGTCCCACTGGATATCTTGACGCTGGGAAAGACGTGTAAGCTTGGCGAGGATTGCTTGTGAAAGATGGTCGAAGGTTCCCGTAGGTTTGCCAAGTCAATGTTTTATAATAAGCTTGTGAATTAACAAAGTCTAATGGTCCTTGGTTTGCTTGTGTTTGTAGATTATACCATAAATAATGCGTTACACCAACTTTGTTTGGGGTTCCTGCTTTCAATGGTCCTAAACCACAGTTAGCGTCGCTATGATTAACATAGGATTGAATGCTTCTAACGATCCGGGGTCTGCCTGCCATGTATATATTTGCATTAGATTTTTATTTTTTTCATTAAAAAATTGAAACTCTTTTGACAAAATAAAAATTGGTAAACCTACCATGTCCGGATATACTAATCCCACCGAATCATCCTATATTGTGTTTTGCAAGGCAATGCGAGACGAGGTCAGGGTCGCCAATCCAACTGCAGAGTTTGGGCAGATGGGTCGGTTGTTGAGAGCTCGCTGGAATAATATGAGCGAGACCGAAAAGGCATCTTATGCAGTTAGAAGTCAAAGCGAACCATGCGTTTTTGGTCTGCGTCGCTCAAGCCGATTGAGAAACAAACGTCTTGGTCTCAACTTCTGGGGAATCAAACTGAAGAACTAAATCACAAACATAAAAAATAAATTACAAAAAATAAAACAAATTATAAATTACAAAAAGTATTTTAATCTTTATTTTTTTATAAAGATTAAGGAATAATCCTTAAAACATTTTTAGGGATTAGAATATAAACATAATCTCTGTTTATAATATATAAATGCCAAAATTGTGTCAATTTGAAAATTGTAAGAAACAGGCTAATTATGGAACGGAAGAGGAAAAGAAAATTTTTTGCAGAGAACATAAAACGAATGATATGAAAAATATGTATTTAATGAAGTGTTTGTTTGATGGATGCAAAAAAAGAGCTGTTTATGGAAATTCTGTTAAAAAAAACATGTATTGCAAGGATCACAAAACTGAAGGCACTGTTATCACTTGGTGCAAAGTATGTGAACATGAAGAGTGTAAAGTGCAATCAAGCTTTAATTTTGAGGGAGATAAAACCCCAAGATTTTGCAGCGAACATAAAGTAGAAGGAATGATTGACGTTTTACATAAAAAATGTGAAGTTAATGGTTGCAAAATACATTCTTGTTTTAATTTTGAAGGAGAAAAAAAAGGACGATTCTGTTTTGAACACAAATTAGATGGGATGGTTGATGTTAAATCAAAAAAATGTGCAATTCAAAATTGTAAATTATCTCCGAGCTTTAATTTTAAGGGAGAATATGCAAAATATTGTTCAACCCACAAAGAGGAAGGAATGATAAATGTTGTAACAAGAAAAAAATGTAGGTTTTTAAACTGTGAAAAAACACCAAGTTTTAATTTTGAAGGTGAAGATTCGCCTGAATTTTGTTCAGGTCACAAGTTAAATGGAATGATTGATATTAGAAATAGAAATATAAATGCAGCTTGTTTTTGCGGAGAAACTACCGGTCCTAGTTTTAATTTTAAGGGGTTGAAACCAAAATATTGTTCGTCTTGCAAATCTCAAGACATGATTAATGTGAAACATTTAAATGCTAGTTGTTATTGTGGAGAAACTGTTGCTCCAAGTTTTAACTTAAAAGGGCTAAAACCTAAGTATTGCAGTTCTTGCAAAACTGAGGACATGGTTAATGTGAGGCACGAATCTTGCAAAAATGTTGGTTGTCCATCAGGAGGAAATAAAAAATATAAAAATTATTGCACTTATTGCTTTCAACATTTATTTCCTTTGGACCCGCTTACTTTTCAAATTAGATGCAAAACAAAGGAGCTCGCTGTTAGAGATTTTATTAATGAAAATTATGAAGGATTTAATCATGATAAGATATTGGAATATGGTGGTTGTGATTGTTTAACACGCCGGAGAATTGACCACAGAAAATTAATTGGAAATACATTGTTGTGCGTTGAAACCGATGAGAATCAACATAAATCTTATACTAAGGACGACGAGGAAGCTAGATATAATGACCTACTTGTTAATTTTACTAGCAAATATATTATTATTCGCTTTAATCCAGATTCGTATGTAAATAAGAAAGGAGTTAAAAGCAATCCTTATATTTCTGCTCGGCTTGAAGAGCTTAAAAAAGAAATGGATAAACAAATAAAGCGCATTGAAAATAATGAGAATTCTGAACTACTTGAAGTTGTTCATCTCTACTATGACGGATACAAATAAAGTATTTTAATCTTTATTTTTTTATAAAGATTAAAATTTGTAAGCCTCCTGAGGGATTTGAACCCTCGACCTTCTCATTACAAGTGAGATGCGATAACCCCTACGCAAAAGAGGCGCTAGTTTTGTGACCTAATATGCTCACAAAAATTTTGTATTTATAAATACAGAAATTTATATTTTGGAGAATCTGGGCTTTGATCCCAGTACCTCACGCATGCTAAGCGTGCGCATCTTCCAATTGAGCTAATCCCCCACATGTAACCCACCCGAGACTCGAACTCGGAACCTTTGGCTTAGAAGGCCAACGCCCTATCCAATTGAGCCAGTGGGCCACAAACCCTACTCCCAAATTTTTACCCCATGGGCGCCCCATTGCCAACATTATTATTGGAACCGTTTCTTTAAGCTATTTTACAGCGAATAATATTACACACGGTGGGAAAAATAAAAAATATCACATTAAAATATAAATGCGACAAGTTGTTCAAACATTCCTATTTCAATTAACTTGCATTCTTATATTTGGCACTATATATTGGATTTACAGTGACGATTTTAGTTTAAACGTTGTAAGCACAAAAAAGAATGATTTAAGAGTATTAGACTGCTTTTTTACAAGTGTTACTATTCAAGCTGGTGTTGGTTATTCTATTTTAAACCCCGAAACCAACAGAGCCGTGGCACTCTTGATGGTTCAACAACTACTTATGGTTTTCGCAAATATTTTGATGGTGTATTTTTTTTCAATGCATTTTTTATCTAAACGCCATTAAAATTAGGATTTATTATTTTTATTATAAATTGAATATAATATATTTTTACAACTGTTACAGTTTGTAAGCAGAAAAAGACAATAAAAGGAAATCGGAATCATAGACTATTTAGATTATGCTACGGCAACCCATATTTGAGGTCCTAATGCCCTTAAAGTAAAAGCCGAGGCAGGACTAGGAACACCTGTTCCTCCTGTTGAACCTGCAGTAGTAGTAGTCGCCGACCGATAGTAAGAAAGATTTCCATCAGTCTTGTCGGATATATTAGGATAGTTGATTGCTTGGGCGGTTGATGCGGTAGCATTTGTTGCTGAGAATGAAGGACTTGTACCTGTAACTTGTATAGCAAGATAATAAAAACCAGTGGAAGAAGTAGTATAAGAAGTAAGTGTACCGAATGACGTACCAGTACCGGATATACTACCAGTATAGGATAATATAAATCCTGAACCACTAAACAACGCCAATCTAAAATTTCCTGCTCCTGATATTACACAAGCACCTGCTCTATTTAGGGTTGTCCCTGCTGTTAGATAAATAGCGTAATAATAAATAATTCCTGTAGTCATAGTAGCGGAACTTCCACAATTTGTGGCATCTACATTTGACGCAATAATCCCTGTTGAACCTAAAAATCTGGAATTGTTAGGATTATTAAATGGTAAGTTTTGATATACCCAAGCAGTAGTAGGAATACTAGTGTTTTTAGTTTCGTCCGCAGGAGTAATCCCGTAAGTAGTTTTATATAAATAATTTGCTCCTGTTCCAAAACTAGCAAGGTTCCCGGTAGCACCAATTGTTGGTCCAATAAACATATCAATTGTGTCTTTATAAACTCTAAGACCTGTATAAGTAGTTCCATTATAATAAAAATACAACATACTGACTGGAAATCCATCATTAAGAGTAGCATCGTTAAAACTCTTCACACCCGCAAATAAATCAATAGATGGGTCTGGAAAATGATTATTAATATCAAAAAAAGTATCTTGTATAGTAGAAGAAGACCTTTGTGTAAAATCGCTAGTTTTTTGTGCTATTTGGTAAATTCTGGGTCCGGTTGGTCCAGTGCCTGAACGAATCTCTATATAAGCCGTTCCTGTTTTTCCACTAGCTGATATTGTGTATGATGTATTCCCAGTAATTGAGTTCTTTGTTATTCCACTATTTTGAAAATATGCAGGATCTGTTGATGTTCCTATATACATATTTTCAGTAGTCAATGTTCCTGTGCTTGGATTATAAGACAAAGGATTGGTGGATATATCAGCTCGTAACGTTTGTCCTGTTCCTGCTGCTGATACAAAAGTAGGGTAATAAACAGAAGAAGTATTTGTATCTGTAATAGTAACAGTAGAAGCATTTGTGTTTGCAGGACCAGTTGGTCCAGTAGGCCCTGTTGGTCCCGTAGGCCCTGTAGGTCCTGTAGTTCCCGTTGGTCCCGTTGGTCCCGTTGGTCCAGTAGGCCCTGTTGGTCCCGTAGGCCCTGTAGGTCCTGTAGTTCCCGTTGGTCCCGTTGGTCCCGTTGGTCCCGTAGGCCCTGTTGGTCCAGTACGCCCTGTTGGTCCCGTAGTTCCCGTTGCGCCTGTTGGTCCCGTAGGCCCTGTAGGTCCTGTATAACCCGTTGGTCCCGTTGGTCCATAATTTGCTAATATAGTTGTGTGAATGTGAGACAATGTTGAATCTCTGAAAGATAAAGTTAATGTTGGACCACCATTGTTTTTGAAAGCATATATATAAACAGTCAAATAGCTACCCGCTGGAATTACAGCTGAACTAGATACATATAAGGAATCTGTATATTGTATGTCACTAATTGAATCAATAACTACTGTTGGATTTCCATAACTTGTTGCTATTGTTGTTCCGATTGGAACAACACCAGGGGTGCCACCATAAGTTACAACACCATATAAGCTAACCGAATCCTTATCAACATTTGCATATACATTTAAATCCCATAAACCAGGAACTAGTGGCACATCTGCAGAAAGTTGTGTATAAAAATATCCCATAACAGACCCAGTTGGACCAGCCGGAGGTTTACTAACTATAGTTGTTGATGGTGATGTTGTATTTGGGGTTATTAATAATGACCCGGTCATACCCGCGGTAACACTTCCTGTAGTGTCCAAAAAATAAACTAAACCACCAGAAATACCATTTTGGCCTTTGGGACCGGTTGGACCACTTACAGTGCTTTGAGGTCCCGTTGCACCTGTTGCGCCTGTTGCACCTGTTTCGCCTGTTGCGCCTGTTGAGCCTGTTGAGCCTGTTTCGCCTGTTGCGCCTGTTGCGCCTGTTGTGCCTGTTGCGCCTGTTGCGCCTGTTGCGCCTGTTGCGCCTGTTGCACCTGTTTCGCCTGTTGCGCCTGTTGCGCCTGTTGAGCCTGTTGCGCCTGTTGCGCCTGTTGCGCCTGTTGCGCCTGTTGCGCCTGTTGATCCTGTTGCGCCTGTTGCGCCTGTTGAGCCAGTAGGTCCTGTTGAGCCTGTTGCGCCTGTTGCGCCTGTTGAGCCTGTTGCGCCTGTTGCGCCTGTTGAACCTAATGAGCCTGTTGCACCTGTTGAGCCTGTTGCCCCGGTTTCTCCAGTTGCCCCGGTTAAGAATGCTTCTCCAGGAATACCTTGTGGTCCTGTATAACCAGTTGGTCCTGTTGGACCTGTTGAACCTGTTGAACCCGTTAAAGTCGCTTCTCCAGGAATGCCTTGTGGTCCTTGTTTTCCTTGAGGTCCTTCTGTTTGCACAACCTTAATTTCACAACATCTTCTTGAATTCAAATAATTTTTATAGTTATGCATCAAATATATAATAAATTATTATTTTTATTTTATATTTTATATTTTAATCTCTTTTTCAGGATAAATGTATTTGTTAAGAAAAAGGATACGTGTTTAACATATAATTTTCACTATATAAAAAAATCATAATTTGAAATGTTAAAATGAGTAAAATTTTAAAGGATTTTGCTTAACACTTCTATACTCTCCTTTGGTAAAGTCTCTGGGAACTTTGTATTAAAAATTATAATTAAGTTTCCAACGTGATTTTCTCTCGTTAAACCCATATTTGCAATCACTTTTTCATAGTTTGGTGGTATGATATTTCCTGTCTGATTATTAATGGTATAGACTTTCCCATTAATATATTTAATATCAAAACTGAACCCGCACAACGCTTCTTTTAGAGAAATTTCCTTCTGCATTATTAAATCTAATCCGCGTCTTGTAAACTGTGAATCATTGCTAATATTTATAAAGACCTTAACATCTCCTTTGCATTTATCTCCAATAGAATTTCCCTCTTCTTTCAAAATAATAATTTCATTATGGTCAATTCCCTTGAAAATGTCAACATATAAAGTAACAATCTCAAACACTTTGGTTCCGTTCTCAAGCGACCAACGTTCAATTTCTAAAGGAATCTTTCCACCGGTTAATACTGTTCCTATGTTAATATGAATTGTCTTTGTAATTGGTGCAGGTTTCTCAAACCCTTGACCCATATTTACAGGAACACCATTCCTGAAGACTCGCACATTTGCTCCAGGTGGAAATCCGCCTGCAAATATTCCTCCAGGCATTCCTGCATGCATTCCAGGCATTCCAGGCATTCCAGGCATTCCAGGCATTCCACCAGGCATACCAAAAAACAAATTAGCTAATAAATCATTCATATCCATATCGTCACCGTTTCCACCAAAACTGTTCATTCTCATAAATGGATTTTTTCCACGCATATCATATTCGTCTTTCTTTTCATTGTCGCTTAATGTTTCATAGGCCTCGTTAATTTTCTGAAATGTTTTAGTTTTTTCAACATCTCCTTGATTTCTATCCGGATGATATTTTAATGACAACTTCCGATAAGCCTTTTTAATCTCATCTGTATTTGCGTTTTCCGGAAGACCTAATATAGAATAAAAACTTTCTCCTGACATTTTTTATTAATATTAATTGAGATAAACTTAAATAATAATTTACGAATATATTTATTAATGGACTATAACCTATTCATCAATAAATTTCAACCATTTTATTTCAAAGATTTTGAAATTGATGAAGAAATGATTGACACACTAAATACACTAATTAAAATTAATAATTTAAACATTCTTTTTATTGGTGACATGGGAAGTGGAAAAACAGCAATGTTAAATGCACTAATTAGGGAATATTACAATGGATTCAAAGAATCTCATTATATGGAAAACGTTTTGCACATTAATAGTTTGAAAGAACAAGGCATTAATTATTATCGTAACGACGTCAAAACATTTTGTCAAAACTGTTCTCTAATTAAGAACAGGAAAAAGATTGTTGTTTTAGATGACATTGATCTTATTAATGAGCAGAGTCAACAGGTTTTTAGAAACTGCATTGACAAATTTAGTAATAATGTTCACTTTATATCTTCATGCAGTAATATTCAAAAAGTAATTGAAAGCTTACAATCCAGACTTACAATTATTAAGATTAAGCCACTTCAGCGCGAAAATTTAGCCAAGATTATGAATAAAATTAAGACCAATGAGACAATTGAAATTGATAATGATGCCGAAGATTTTATTTTGGATATTTGCAATAATACAGCCAAAATTTTGATTAATTATATGGAGAAATTTAAGCTTTTGAATATGCCAATTACATTAGATTTAGCTACTAATGTCTGCACAAATATTAGTTTTCACTCATTTCAAAAATACACCGAGTTTATCAAAGATAAAAAATTGAATGACGCAATACAGTTGATATATTCAATATTTGACAAAGGATACTCTGTCATGGATATTTTAGATAATTACTTTTTATTTATTAAGACAACAAATATTTTGACTCAGGATGAAAAATATATTATTATTCCATTCATTTGCAAATATATTACAATATTTTATAATATTCACGAGGATGAAATAGAACTCGCGTTATTCACAAATAATTTGATTGAACATTTTGTATAATTTAGCAGTTTTTAGCAAAATTTTATATTCTATAATTATAAATATGTCCAAATTAGTTGTCAAGTTTGATGATAAAATAGTCATAGGATTGAATGAACAATTTGTTTTAGCTAATGTATCTGATTATGATTATTGTATTTTTGTAAACGTTGACTCTGTTGACAACTTTACTCCTGATTTTTCAAAGAAATTTGCGTTTACAAAATCAGTTGCATTCGTTGGCACAAATTTGCGTGTATCAAATGCTCGCACAAAGAATACTATAAATTTAGATTTTTATACCAATCAGTTTAAAAATATGTTTTTAAATATGCACGTTAATGACACTGAAACTTTGTGGTTAGATTTTATTTCTGAAGATAAACTACTTAGTTTTAAACAGTTGGTTTTAACTTTGAACCAACAAGATAACCTGATTGGACTAAATAAACTTAACAATACTCATTACATTGTTAATGTGCAAAACAAGGGTGAAAAAGTTACATTGACTTATGTTAGAAAAGACATCATTTTACATCCCATTTTTGAAGAAATTGTTTCTAATGAATTAGATTTTTCTGTAGAAAAAGAAGGAACTCTTGTTGTTGAAGAAGTAAAAGTTATTGAAGAAGAATCTTTGGGACAGCTTATTAATGAACAAGAATCTGTTATTGAAAAAGAATCTGTTATTGAAGAAGAATCTGTTATTGAAGAAGAATCTGTTATTGAAGAAGAATCTGTTATTGAAGAAGAATCTGTTATTGAAGAAGAATCTGTTATTGAAGAAGAATCTGTTAATGAAGAAGAATCTGTTATTGAACAAGAATCTGTTATTGAAGAAGAATCTTTGGAAGAACCCGTTAAAAAGAAGAGAACTTATATTAAAAAGAAAAAGGTCTAATAGCTGAAAACTTTAGGACAAATTAATTTACCTGGATTTTAATATAATGATATATACCATATACATGTCAAATCAAACATTTAAAAAAGAAATTCCCAAAGAACTATTTTTTGATTTTTTACAAAATGTTTGCATAAAAAACGATAAATACTATATATTTAATAACGATTCATATAAAAAAGGAGTTTTTAATAATATAATAAATGAATTTCTTGGAAAATGTAAACCATATTATCATTTATCAAAACAGAAATATCTTGAAAGAAAACTTACTTATAATAGGTTCACTACTATCTTGCGTCAAATATGCAATTTTACAAAGGTTACCTACACCTCAGTAATAAAATATGACAAATCAAGTTATAATATTATTTATTACGTTTATTTCTAATTTCATATAACCTCATGTTAAATTAAATATGAGGTTATGTTCAATTATATACAGTTGTTTTGTATTTTTTTCTTGTAGGACGTCTCCTATAAAGTTTGATTTGCTTCACAAAAAAGATGAAGATAAATCCGAAAACGAAGAAGAAGATTAACAAATCAGCTGCGTTCAATAATTTACTTAATCGCTGAATTTAAGGCTTAGGGTCCGTTTTTTTCATTATCAAATGTGTGGCAAATGGTTGGGGTTTTGGTCCCCACAATCCAAATCCAGAAGGAACTTGCCAATATCCAATCCAATGATTTGACCATCCATTATTATTATTCATTGGTTCAATTGTTCCCTTCTTTGAATCTGGTGTGCTCGCTAATAATATGTATTTGCAAATAATAACATTTGATTCCAATACCTGTTTTTGCGACATTCTGGCAAACCACTCATAATGTCTTCTCATTAATATTTCCTTAGCAGGTATGTAAATCCCATAAGCTTGAGGATACAATTCAATATAGTCATTTGATAACAAATTATCAACCAAAATCATCGTGTCATCCATTGTCTTTGTTCCAATCAACTTTCCTGGAATCAAATTAATCTGATGTTTTTGCACGCGACTATTACACCAACGATTAAAATCACCCAAAAACTCGGCTTGAGCGGTAAAATCAGAAGAGATTGTTCTTTGCATAAAATCAATCATATCTTTAACAACTGGACACTCCTTTGGAGATCCCATAAAACTAATATCTGAATAAAACTCATGTGTAGTTGACGTAATATTTCTATCTACTGTTTCGCAAATAAACATCTTTTCACCGCTTGTTCCCATTGCATATAAATCAATCAAGTTGCGCATGCATAAGAATGAAGGAGGAACAATTAAACCTCCATATTTGTAAAGGATTTTACTTAACGCGAGAGAACGCATATAATCTGAAACAGGACTTGCAATAGTTCCCATATTAACTGTCCAATTGGGTAATATTTTTCCAAACGATTCATCATCTATTATGCAAATGTGGAATGAGTCTTGACACTGATTAATAATGCTCCTTACTGTTAAATATATATAAGGCTGGTTTAGATCAAAAGAACTGCGAGAACCAAAACTAATCCAATTACGAGAATTATATTCATAGGTAATTGGAATCCAAAGAATAGGTTTTTTTGTATCAGCTAAAGATGTTTCGTTCAATAAGTATTTTTGAATCGCGTCATAATTTCCAACATTTTCCTCTCTTGCGCGTTTATCTTCATATCTATTATATAAAAACCAAAGGACTATTAAAATGACAATTAGATAAATATAATTAATGTAATTTTTCACCTTAAATGACATATATAATATTATTATATATTTTATTTATTCTGTAATAGTTGCAAACCACTCCAAAATTCTTGGTTTTTCTGTTTTGCTAGTTCTGTCTGTTTAGCTAATTCATATGCTCTTCTAACTGCCTTCTCTTCTTCCTTTGCATTACGCTGATTTAAATATTGTTGAGCTTGAGCCTCGGAGAGCGGTTTCGTATCCTGATTATTTCTATAGCTTTGATACTCATTGACGCTTCTAAATTTTTGTTTTTGTTCGTAATCCTCTTCTGTCACTGGAATTACTGTTTCTGTATGCGCTTTGTATAAATCTTGAAAACCTAAACCGCTAAACAATCCAGAATCATATGTTACTGGAGAATCGTTTGACAATTCTGCAGATGAACTAGAAAATGAGTTATTAGAAAATATTTCCTGAACATCTTCTCTCACAATGAGAGAACGTGCTTTATACTTCTTTTTATCAAATTCTTGTTTCATGGTTGCCATTGATACGTTGTTTGCCGCTTCATCTATGTCTTCATCGGTTTTTAACCACTCTCCATAACCTTTCTCTTCTGCCTCATTAGATAACTTATTTCTCTCAAATTGCTCGTTGAACCATCTATTAAAGTTTGCGCTTTTCTTAAATTTCTCATTGGATTCAAAGAACTGGTCTAACAAGATATTCTTATCTTCGTCTGAGTAATTTGAATACTCTGTATTCTTCGGGTTCTTTGAATCCACTTCTCCACGCTTTCTAAATTCCCATACAGAATGTAACATCTTATAAGCTTTTGAATAAAAAAGAAAATATTCTGCTGGTAGTTTTGATTTATCTGGATGAGTTTTTAATACTACTTGTTTTGCCATTTTCATATCAAGTTCATCAAAGTTAACTGGAATTTTAAATAATGAGAGAATATCTTGTAAATTATAATTGTTTATATCTAAATCAACTGAGTCCATATAAAAACAACAGAAAAGGTTATAATTAATTTTACTCAACTATTAGAATTGCAAGAAGAACAACAATTCAATCCTGTATTTTCATATTCATATGTAAGTTTATAAACAACTGATGTCGGA